TTTTAGATGAGCAATATTTAAAAGCAACAAAAAAGAGTATTATCAATAGTATTAACGGTTCTAAAGGTGGTAGACCAAAGAAAGAAAACCCAAAAGAAACCCAATTAAAACCGAACGTAAACCCAAAAGAAACCGAAACGAAAGGCATAAGAGAAGATAAGATAAAAGAAGATAAAATAAAACCTTTCTTAGTTTGGTTTAACAACCAAAAGAAAAAGCATACTGGAACGGTGGGAAAATTTAAAATGCTTTCAAAGACTGATAAAAATAATTTTACTAAATTGCTGAAAGATTACGATTACTCAGATTTCGAGGAGGCAATTCCAAAGATGTTTTTAAATGAATGGGCGAAAGAAACAAATAATTTAACTCCAACTCACTTTCTGAGAAATGATAATTTTAATAAATATCTAAATACTGAAATAAAGAAAGAGGTTGTAGGGCTTGGATAAGTGTTTTAACATACTTTTTAGCTTGTTTAACAAACTTTAATACCAAAACTAACACAATATAAGATAGTATTATTTTTAATCTCTTAAAACGCATAAAATCAAAACACCAATGAAAACAATAAACAATGAAATTCTTGACAAAGTAATTCACTTTTGGAGAAATGGAGCAGAACCACCACTAAACTTAGGAATGGGATGCTTCAATGAATACTACGGATTGAAAATGGGAACGGTAACAGACATAACTGGCTATCCTTACTCTGGAAAGACTTTGCTACTTAAAGAAATTTTAATAAACTCCTATCTTAAACACGATTTAAAGCATTGCTTGTACTTACCAGATGATGGAGATACACTTGAGATAATTGCAAACCTTACTCACAAACTTTCTGGAAAAACTTTTGATAAGAAGTATAATAATAACTTGACAGAAAACGAAGTTTATCAATACGCAACTCAGATTCTTAATGACTTTGTAATTGTTTCAGATGACAATGTAATAAGTCCAATTGAGTTTTGGGAAAAGTCTATTGAAATAGGTTGCGATACTGCTTCGATTGATTCTTGGAATGTTATGAGCCATCCAGATAGTATGGGAACGTCTTACCTTGCTAAAACACTAAGCACAAGAAACAGACTTGCTCAGGTAAACAATAAACATTTTTTTACAATAATTCATCCTAAAAATCCAACATCAGTAAACTACGACAGAAAGACTGGCAAACTAAAAGAACCAAGTACATTTGATTTGATGGGTGGTTCTGAATGGAACAATAATGGAAAGAATATCATAGTTGTTCACAAGCAAGAGAGAGAGGGTATGGAGTATGAAATTCACATAAAGAAAACTAAGCCAAGAATAGTTGGAATGACTGGAATGGTAACAATGAACTTCGATATACCAAGCCAAAGATTTTACGAAGATTCAGGATTTGATAAACAATTTTTCTACGATAATGGATTTATCCAACCTAAAAAATTAGATTTGTCAAAGATTCAAAACTCTTTTGAAACTAATAATGAAACACCTTTTTAAAATGAATGAACGATTATTTGAAAAAATACTGCTACTTGGACAAGTAAAGTCTTTTGAAGTTTACATAAGCGACTTTGTAAAAGATATTGACGAAAGCAAACCAAACGAGAAATGGAAAAGTATCTCCCAAAAATTCAAAGATAACTTAATTGTGTTGAATGATGCAACAAGAATAATTAACTACCTTGAGCAAGAAAATAACAACCTTTTAAAACTTGCTAAATTTACCGAGCAGATGGAGGAAACAATTTACAAGCTGGAAAATTACGATATGTTAAAAAGGGAAAACGAGCAGTTAAAAATGAATATAAAATAATTTTACTATATTTGTAAAAATGATAGAGAAAATATATAATTGCAATGTTTGTTTGAGTTATGCAAAAAGCATAGCAAAAGAAAATTACGAGGAAGTTTTTTCATTAGCACTTGAGAAAATAATTATTCAAAACGTGCAGAATGTCGAAAATTATCAGTCTTACTTTTATACCGTATTGAAAAATGAGTATTTGAGTTATATAAATAAAAATAAAGATTTGATTTTTGTAGAAGAATATTTTAACGAAGCTGAACCAGAAGAAGAAAATAATTATAAAATTGCTTTAGAATCTTTTTTGTCAAAAGAAACAAATGACGAAGAGTTTATTTTCTATCAAGATTTGATTTACTTATCATTTGAAAATAGTAAGTTATCTTTATGCAGTAAGTTAAAATTAAGAAGAGCCAATCTGGATTTATATTTAAACCAAGCACATAAATTAATAAAAGATGAATACAATAGAATTATGGGCATTTAGCCTTGCAACAATCTTATTTTTAAAAGACAACTTACAATTGTTTTTCCACCTAAAAGTTAGAATGGGATATTCTCCGACTGAAGAAGTAAAACCTTTTGATTGCTACTTTTGTCTTATAATGTGGACTTTTGTAATTGTATCAATTATTTCACTTAACTGGTTAATAATTCCAATCGGATTTATAACTGCAAAAATAATAGATAAACTATGGAGCTAATAGATTTTAAAGAGAAGTTAGAACAGAAACAAAAGGGAATGAATATTGCCTTAAACTCAAAGCAAAGAGCTTTTTTGTATGGTAGTTACTACGAGATAACTGGAAGAACTGCAAACATTAATTGTTCCTCTTGTGATAATTATACTTACAAAATACTTTTGAATTGGCTCAATCAAAATATATCTGACGAGCAAATGTATTTTGAAAAGTACAAAAAGCCAGTACCGAACAGGTACAAAAATAATAACGATTGGATAAAAAGCAAACTATGAAAAAAAAAGTAAAAATATCAGAAGTTAAAAACAACCCTAACAATCCGAGATTGATTAAGGATGACAAATTTAAAAAACTTGTTGCAAGTATTAATTCTTTTCCAGAGATGTTGGAGAAGCGACCAATAGTTGTGGATGAGGACATGATTGTGCTTGGTGGTAATATGAGGTTACGAGCAAGTCAAGAAGCTGGATTGAAAGAAGTATGGATTGATGTTGCTGAGGGTTGGACTGAAGAACAAAAAGCAGAGTTTATCATAAAAGATAATGTAGGCTTTGGAGATTGGGATTGGGATATACTGGCAAACGAATGGGATAACGAAAAGCTAAATGAATGGGCATTGGATGTTTGGCAACCAGAAACAGAAGTTGATTACTCTATTTTAGATGAAGAAGATTTGAGTGACGATTTGCAGAGTATGACTGATGGTGTAAAAAAAGCAATACAAATTGAATTTGAAGCTGAACATTATGACGAAGCCTATGAACTTGTAAAGTATTGGAGAGATTCAGGTGCTTACATAGGTGGGATGATTATGGAGTATTTAAAAGCTGAAAAAGAAAAGATATGAAGAAAGGAGAAATAAAGGGAATCAAATTTTATTACAGAGAAAATACAAGTGATTTAAAAACATTTGAAGAAGTTATAGGCGCTGATGTTTACCAAAAAAAAGGAATGACTATTCAAAAGGGTGAGCATTGGATTGATTGTGGTGGAAATGTAGGTGCTTTTACTTTGTTAGCTTGTTCTTTAGGAGCAAAAGTTACGGTTTATGAACCAGACAAATTTAACTGCGAAATGATACACAAAAACTTAAAGCTAAATGGATTTAATGCAAAAGTTGTTTGTGCTGGTCTTGTTCATAATGATGTAAAAAAAGTTAATTTATACGTTGGAAACAATGGTAATGTATGGAGGAACTCAATGTTTAAAAACTGGAACGGAAAAGGAATGAAAGTTGATTGTGTTAATTTTGATGAAGTTGTTCCAGATGGTGTTTGTGTAAAAATAGATATTGAAGGAGCAGAAATGCCTATATTAGAGAACACAAAAAGAAAGTTTAAAAAGTTAGTGTTCGAGTGGAGTTTTGATATTGACTCAAGTTTGCCGAGGTTTTGGAGGATAATAGAAAAACTACAAAAAACTCAAAAAGTAATGTCAGTAGGAAATACTGCAAAATTTAAAAGTAGAGATTATGACACGTGGCAAAAGTCTTGGTTTCCAGCTTGTACAAATGTATTTTGTTATGAAAAGAATTGATTTAATAGAAGTAAAACACGATAGAAAAATAGGGGAAGTTTGTGAGTACATAGAACCGAATGTAACCGAAGATTCTATATTTTATGTTGATGGAGAACCCATAGGGTTTTATTTAACTAAGATGCCTGAAAAGATGTGTAAGTTATCCGATTTAGCAGATAAAGAATTTAGAAGTAATAATGTGCCGAAGTCAAAAATGAATAGGGGGACAAAAAAACAAGCCGAAGAAAGAGGTCAAGAATGGGTTTCTCAATACAGTACCTTATTGGGTTCAAGAGCTCCAAAACCTCATATGAGAATGCCTTATGCTTCCAGGCAATCTGTTCATAATTTTAAGAGTGCCCAAACATTTATTAAAGCAATGTTGTTACTCGCTAAAGAAAGCGAAAAAATAATTAAAGAAATACTACCAAAACAATACGAGCAACAAGCCGAACTATTTAAAGACGTAAAAGAAGAATGGAGGTTTGGAAACTTATTTACAAGCTCCATTTCAAACTATAATATATCAGCTCCATTTCATAGGGATAACGCAAACATAAAAGGAGCCGTCAACGTAATAATTTGTAAGAAGCATAACTCAAAAGGTGGAGATTTACACGTACCAGATTATGGAGCGACAATAGGGCAACAAGATAACTCTATTTTAGTTTATCCAGCTTGGAGGAATTTACATGCAGTTACTCCAATACTGCCAACTTATGAAGATGGGTATAGAAATAGTTTAATATTTTATCCACTAAAAGCATTCAAAGGAATATGAACAAAACTGAACAACATAAAAAAGCAATTATAGAAGCATTGGAAAAATCTTTGGGAGTGGTTACAACTGCTTGTAAAAAAGTTGGAGTAGGAAGAACTCAATTTTATCACTGGCTAAAAGAAGACGAAGCATTTGCACAAGAAGTAGATGACATCCAAAACATAGCTTTAGACTTTGCAGAAAGCCAATTGCATAAACAGATTGGAGATGGAAATACAAGTGCTACAATTTTCTATTTAAAAACAAAAGGAAAAAACAGAGGTTACATAGAGAGAGTGGAGCAAGTAAATTTTGCCGAGCAACCTTTGTTTCTTGATGATGATGAGAAATAAGTTTTTCAAGACAACTGCAATAAAGAAAATACTTGCATTAAAAAAAAGAAAGAAAGTAATTCAAGGAGGAACTTCTGCTGGAAAGACTTTTGGTATAATACCAATTCTTATTGATTATGCTACTAAGAATCCATTGAGCGAAATTAGTATTGTGGCTCAGTCTTATCCTCACTTGAGGAGAGGTGCAATGAAAGACTTTATTAAAATTATGGTAATGACTAACAGATTTTTTCCTGATAGGTGGAACAAGTCAGAAAGTAGATACACATTTTCAAATAAATCTTATATTGAATTTTTTAGCGTAGAGCAAGAGCATAAAGTAAGAGGAGCAAGAAGAAACGTGTTGTATGTAAACGAAGCAAATAACATAAACTTTGAAACCTACAATCAGTTAGCAATAAGAACGACTGGAGATATTTATATTGACTATAATCCTACTTCCGAATTTTGGTGTCATACAGAAGTTGTTCCTGAACCTGATGCAGATTTTATAATTTTAACTTATAAAGATAACGAAGCACTTGCTCCAGAAATAGTTGAAGAAATAGAGAAAGCAAAAGAAAAAGGTAAGAAGTCTGAATACTGGAAAAATTGGTGGGATGTTTATGGACTTGGAAGAATAGGAAGTTTGCAAGGTGGTGTGTTTTCTAATTGGGAAACAATCAAAATGCCAGAGGACGCAAGGTTATTATATTACGGTTGTGATTTTGGTTATGCTACTTCCAAGTTTGCAGTCTTAGGGATTTATAATTGGAACGGAAGAAAGGTTTTAAAACAATTTGTCTATAAAACAGAATTAACAAACCAACAAGGAGCAAAGGAATTAAAGATGAATGGTTATGAAGGCGGGGTTGTTTATTGTGATAGTGCAGAACCAAAGTCTATAAGAGAATTACAGATTGAAGGAATACAAGCAGTAAAGTGTGATAGCAAACAAGATATTAAAACCTTTGCAATTCAATCTCTAAACGAAGATTTGTTTTATGTAGATGAAAATTCAAAGGATTTAATTGATGAATTAAGATATTATGTTTATGACGAAAAAACTGGCAAGGCTCAGAAGTCAAACAAAGACCATTTAATGGATGCAATGCTTTACGCAATAGGTTCTGGAGATAAATACAATGGACAATATAGATAAGATATGAAACTAGAAATTAAAAAGAACATAAAGGATTTGAATCTAACTTACATAGATTGCTATCATTTTATAAACGAAGTAAAAGAGGATTGGAGTATTGTAAATAAGATTGAACTGGTAAAGAGATATACAAAAAGAGATGTTTCTAAAGTGTTAGTAACCGATATTAACAAGGTGTTTAATATTATTATTGAGGTGCTTGGTAAGTATAAACCAAAAGAAGTACCAATCTTTTTAGAGTATGAAGGCAAGGAATATGAATTGCAAGTTGACTTCTTTAAACTCCCAGCGGGTTGGTATATTGATTCAAGCAATGCAGACTTTGAGATAGTACCAGAGTTACTTCCAGCATTTGCTTACATAGAAAAAGGAATGAAGTATGCTGAAACGGATGAGAACTCAAACATAATAAATCCTTTAAAAGCAAGAGCCGAAATATTTAAAAAGAATATGCCAATATCTCAGTATTTAGATTTGACTGGTTTTTTTTTGCTCAAACAAAAGCAGTACAAAGTTTTCTCCATCCTGACCAAAAGCATTCCGAAAAAGAAAAAGAATCAAAGGCTTTTGAATGGGAGGAGATTATTCACGTTATGGCTGACGAATATAAAACGACTTGGAATGAAATTACTAAAATGAACATTGTTACCTTTAATCACAAATTAAAGTTTGTTGAACATCTGCAAAAACAGAAATTAAAAGCTACAAAAGGGAGATAAAAACAGTCTATAAACTATGGCAGTAAGAGATTTTGATTGGCTAGGAGAAACAACTGACAAACTTAGAAAAAATCTAAGGGCAAAGGCTGGAACAGAAGTTGAGCAAACGATTGCTGATTGGATTGAAGAAAAAATTGAGTTTGCTCAAGATATACTGGAACAAAAAAATAGAGTAGGTTCTGGAGCTTTGTCTACATCTATAAGACCAAAGGATTTAGTTACAAATGATGAGAAGGTTCTAGTTGAGATTATAGCAGAAGATTATTGGGATTTTATTAATCAAGGTGTTAACGGAACTACAACCGTTTTTAGTGATACTCCTTATTCGTTTAGAACTTCAGGGGTAGGAGATAAGATGAAACAATCCTTTGTTAAGTTTATACAAGTTAATGGAATTACTCCAAGAGAACCTGAGATGGATTACGACCAATTAGCTTACATATTAGCAAGGTCAGTAAAAAGGAAAGGAATTAGAAAAACTCCATTTATGGATGAAGCATTTTCTCCTGAAGCAATTAAAGACTTAGGGCAAAGACTTGGTAAAACAGTTAAAAGAATATTTGAATAATGGCAATTACAATAACACAATCTCCTCAAATAATAACACCTTCAGACAATCCAGTTACGTGGGTATTTGAATCTAACCAAACTGCACAGGTTAATTTCTACTTTATAGTTGAAGTGCAAATTGCAAACCCTACTACATTCGCGACAATCGAAAGACATAAGATATTCCCAGAGGTTGGAAACGTGGCACACTTTGACGCTTCAAGTATAACTGAACGTTATGCAAGTGTAAATAATAGAACTTTAAATCAAGTATTGCCACAAGTAAAGATTAATATAATAGAATACTATAACGGCTCAGTAGGTTCTAGCACACTATCCAGTGTAGTTGGAATATTCAAATCAAGATTAAAAAAGAAAGCATTTGTAAATTACGTTTCTTCTGATTATTCTTTGCTTAGTGCAACTGGTGTTAAGTTTATGACATTAGAACCAAGAGGAACTGTTAAAGTAAAACAAGCAGATTTAAAATACTTAACCTTTATCAATGCTTTATCGGTTGCAATTACCTCAACTTATAAAACATATACAAGTGCTGGGACTTTAGTAGATACACAAAGCGAAAGTTTAGGGAGTGGGTATTGGAATACTTTCTCAGTCGGTATTGATAGACTAGAAACAGATTTATCACTTAGTTTTGTGGGTGCAAGTTATTACACGATAGAAGTAACTTCAAGTACTGGAGCCATGGAAGTATTCAGGATTGACTTAGATGCAAGTTGTATTTATTCAACCGCTACAAGAGTTCACTTTCTAAATACATTAGGAGGGATTGATTCATATACATTTGGATTGCTTACACGAGAAAAAACAAGTGTTGATTCATTCGGTTATGAGAGACAATTTGGAAACTTTAATACTTCAAGCGCTTTTGTTTATGATGTAAAGGATGGAACTGTAATTGACTTTCTTAAAACCTCTTCTAAGTCTTTAGAAGTAACTAGCGACTGGATGAAGGAAAATGTTCAAAATTGGCTTAGTAAGGAATTATATATGTCGCCTATTGTTTGGACTGAAGAAGACGCTGAACTTTACAGATGCAAGGTAACAAATAAGAGTTACGACAAGAAGATACAAGAAACGGATATGCTATTCCAAGAGGTTGCGAAAATAGAATTAGAAACTGAAACTTCTGTACATGTCTAATTACCTTTACATAAATAACGAACAGATTGACTTGGATAGTGAAATACCTATGCCAATAAGTTTTTCTATTGGAGATTTTAAAAACCCTGAGAATAGAAAAAGGAGTGTTTCAAAAACTATAACTGTACCTGGTACTCAAAACAACAAAAGGATATTCTCAAACGCTTATGAGTTAAGCCTAACAAATGAATTGGGAAACTTAGGATTTAACTTTAATACAAACGCAAAAGTAGGAGCGAGGTATTTAAGAAATGGAGTACCGATATTTTCGGGATTGGTAAGGTTGTTAAATGTTAAAATTTCTAAAGGTGTTTATTCCTTTGAGATAGTTTTGTTTTCTGACATTGTTAATATGATTAAGGAGATGAACGATATTAATGTTTCGGAATTAGATTGGAGCGAATACAACCACACTTTAAATGTTGCAAATGTTTCCAATAGTTGGAACACAAGTGTAATAAGAAACGGTTCTGCAATTTCAAATTACACTGCTGGGAAGCCAGATGGATTTGGATATTGGTATCCTATTATTGATTTTGCGTATAACAATATAAGTAACACAACTATTAATATCGAAAACTTAGTACCTTATTTATATGTTAAGGAAACATTTGATAAGTGTTTTGAAAACATAGGTTACACTTTAGATTCAAAATTCTTAAATGAAGATATGATTAAGGCTTTGACTTGGGGGTTTGGAGGAGGAGAAAAAGAAATGATTACGGCTCCAGATGTTGCAGATAGACAAATTAAATATAACTTTGATGCAAATATTGTAACTCAATTTAATCCTATTGGTGCATTCAGCAGTTACTCTAGTATAGTTCAAAAGACTTACACATTAAACAACTTCTCTCAAACAAGTGTAGCAGATAGCTATTTGCAATTTAATGTTGGTACAGGAGAA